ACCATGTTGTGCCGTCCACATGATATAGAGAAGAAGAGCCTCCTCTACCATAACCAAAGACGAAGTTATCATTCGTGAGCGTAGTTCCAAAGACCTGAGTAGATACAATATCTGATCCTACACCGACGTAGGCCGTGTTAAGCTGCGTTAGGCTCGTATTATATTGGTCAAAGGTTAATGCCCGTAGAGAAGTTGATAGGACCAAGCGACATATGTAATCACTGGGAGACACAAGAATCTTTTCACAGGTGCCGGATGAATTAGCCCCGAAGGCAGTAGCGGTTGTAATATCATTATCCACGGACCAGCTACAGGTAGTGCCGCTTAGATTATCACCGCCCACATAGAGAACGTTAGAAGAATCTAGAGCGACTGTTCGCAGTTCTATAGCACCGCCACCAACTAAAAGAGATGCTGTGAGTGCCCCGGCTGAAGTGTATTTCCAAAGGTTCTTACTACTAGCCACGGCTCCTACTACATATATGTTACCGGATGAATCCGTTGCAACGGCTGTAGTATTGCCGCCTGTGTCAGCGGTCCATGTGGGAGTGGCCCCACCACTATTAGGGTAGGACCAAACTGATAAACTACTTTCACGATCACCAACTAGTATTAGACTCATACTATAATCCTTTAATCTTCTACGGCTGAAACAACACCCAGCTCTACAATTGGCTGATTATCACCACCTATATTTGCTACGGCCCATTTCTTAAGTCCTGGACGTTGCCCGAGACGTATACGAGCTTCTAATACATCTACGGGCCGCACATTATTCATATCAGGGCTGAAACGTTCGGGAGTCTCTTCTGGTGCAAAACCTTTATGAAGACCAGATATGGGAAGTGGGAAATTCATTATGATTTCTTTCTCTTATTACTATCACGCATCTTTTCAACATCCCTCTTGAGTCCGGATGGAAGACTTTTCATAGACGCCCTATGCTGAATGCTACCCGTTTCCGAAGCTGTACCTTTCACGCGACGCTTTAAACCTTTGCCACTAAACTGTGCTGCTGTTTTAGGAGTGCGGCCAGCAGCCTTTTCTTTCTTGTAGTAAGCAAGATACTTACGATTTTTAGCTATATTGCGTTCTGCTGCTGCTGAACTTAGTACCATGTCAAACATCCTTATTTTAAATATGTGATATCAACTACTGCTGTGGCTTGAGCGGAATAGAAATAGAGCTTTGAAACATCATCAATGGCTACCCAGAGAGGCTGAGCGGCTGCGGCTCCGTATTCCGTTGTTCCATCATTGATATGAGGACGCTGTAGATCTACACCGAGAATTGCGGAAGCGGCTGCATCAATGTTTATTCGTACAACGGCGGTATTTGCAATGACCGGCTGTACCCAGCATCCACGGCATGGAAGAGAAGTACCTCCGTTACCCTGGCCGACATTAGCGGCACAAGTGACTCGTACTGAGCCACCCCCGCTTGCAATGACTTGTGTAACATTTGCATATTTTGTCTTAGTTCCCATGTGATTCCTTAGTCTTAGGTAGCACTTGAATTAATGAGAGCCCAGCCTAGTGTAGAGCCATGCCATTCAAAATTGTTATAGCCACCGGCTGCTGTCAATTGAGTACCAGAGTCACCGGTTGTGGTCGATACGTCGACGGTCTCTGTGCCACCTTCAACCTCGAAAAGTACTAAGAGCCTTTGACCATATGCAACACCATCGGGGACAGTGATTGTCATGTCATAGGTAGAAGCAGTCGTGACACGAATAACACGATCCATACGAAACTCATCAGCAGGACGCCCAGTCTTAGCGGTATAGGTAATAACACCCGATGCCGTGGTGAGCTGCTTAGTACTATCTTTGTACGCGCGTGCCTCTGTATATAGAAAATTCAGTGGTGAAGCCATTTAAATTCCTTTCAGTTTCAGATTATTCGGAAAAGGTATTTCCTTCGCCATAGTATAAATTGTCTAAGGAGAAGCGGGCATTAGCACCACGCTCAACCACATTGTCAAAACTACCACTTAATAGATTACCAATTATGCCTCCATTATCTACTTTTGAATCGATTCGTATAAGATCCTTTACGAGACCCTTTGCTATCTTATAATGTATTCCAATCTGATCCTCTTCCTGCGTCTCCGCTACTGCTAGACAGGATTCTAGAATTGCCTCAATTGCACGAATGCCTCCGACTAGTTCATCAGAAGTGGCAGAGGGTTCTAGTGGATCTATCTTGTAGAAGAATTTTAGGTTATATGCAGCATCGGGAGCATCATGTATCCAGAGTTCATATTTAGACCCGATTGTCATGTCATAGGGGGATGTGACAAGGGCATAGAAGGCAGGAGGATTTGAAGCCGTTCCTGCACTGCGTAGATCTAGGATTTGCTCCGGTGACACTTTTCTTAAAGAGGCATGACCCGAGGAATCATCATATGCTGGATCTGTGACTAAATTTGAAAAGTTATCCGGGAGAGCGTATTTCCATTTGCCGCTTTGAATTGGAAGCGTATAGAGGGGCTTTAGAAAACTCCATTCGTATGCCTCATCTGTACGTGGGTCAATTGGATATAGGAAATTGCGATACCCCCGAGAGACAATTGCCTTAGCTTTAGTTAATGCGTCCCCTGTTGGAGTAGAACCAGTTCCGAGGAAATCAGAGACGCGGGAATACAATTCTGAATATGTTAGTCCAAGAGTAGCCATTAAGTTGTGCCCCAAACTATGTACTCGAATTTCGGAGTCTGTCCTGATTCGCCTTGGACGTATACGGTTCCAGCTGGATAAGTAATGACTACGGGAATCCCGGCTGTCTTAGCAGTTTGATCCACGTCAAATGCAGATACAAAATCTAGATCAATGAGGACGTCATAATCAATAGCGTAGAGTATGATACCAGTTACCGTTGAGACATCCCCTAGATCAAGAGCTTGTGCCGTATCAGCAGTTACAATAGTAGAATAGTGATAGGCTCCCGCAGTGGGAGTAGTTTCGTCCGATCCCTTCTTATTAAATGGGACCTCTTGCCCCAAGCCTGTTAATGAGGAAAGGATAGAACATTCAAACGAAGCCGCCATTTAATTACCTTTCTTGTTTAATTCTTAAAGTGTGAAAATAAGACCTGATGAGCCGCTGTTAACGTACTCACCAGATCCGTTTAGGAGACAGAGTCTTACATATCCACGGCATCGACATGCTGAGCTTCAGCCGCGTCTAGTCTCATTTGTTTCAATTGCTCTTCTTGCTCGAAGGATAGAATAACACGTTTCGCTAACTCCTGCATAACTTCGCGGACCGCATCATGATCGATACGAGTCATAGCAGGATTTACTACGCGGGCCAAGAGGTTATCAATTTCTTGCATGTCTTTCATTAAGCTTTCTTTAGTCATTGCCAAGTTCTGTCTCCCGATTAAGGTTAAATAAAATAAAGGAGAACTCCGTTTCTCCCATTATTAAGTATTATCTTAGGTAGCGCGTCCACCAATTTGAGCAACGCGAACCCAGTCAACATGCAAATCTGCATCAGCCGAAGTCTGCTCGACCTGTGCCACATAACTCAAACACATTACTGCATTTGGAATACTCGCAGTTGTAGTACCGGTCTCAACGAGAACACCATTGACGTAGAACTTGACAGAAGTGAGCCCATCAATCACAAATCCTACCGTAGTATATGTCGCATCAGCCAGCGCAGCTACATCAGCAGTAGCATCATCTGCGGAAGTACGAGCTGTGATACTAGAAATTTTATCAGCAGTTGATGCAGCGATACGATAGAACCCACATTTATCTACGACATCATCCATAATACCGGCCGCGATGAGAGTAGTATCAACACCGGCGAGACCGATGTAATACTGGTCATCACCCGCATCTACTACGTTAACACGAGCCTCAAAACCAATTTTAACTCCGGCTGCGGGCTTTACCATACAGTTAGTAAGTTGCACATTTACTCCGTCATCAGCGCCGGCATTACCACCAGAGCCAACAACTAACACACCACCAGCATCCGTTGCGAGACCTGAAATTGCGCCAGAGGTTACACTGGTAATAACATAACCGTCAGTGGTTGTAATATCAATCTCACCCATGTAATCATTCTCATATAGAACGCCATAGGAGAAATCATTACGAAGACGATCAAGATCAAACTGGTTCCAGATAATGGGACTTGGGCTAGATGCGCCAGCAGTAGCTTGCGGCGTAATAGCTGCTTCATCCGGGGAAACTGTCTTCACTAATACAAGCCCTTCGGTTGTAGAACGATCCACGGTCTCCATGAAAACACCAATGCAGACAGAACTTTCAGCCGCTACATTTGCGATCTCATAGTCACCAGAGACGACGTATGCCTTTTCACCAATTGTGGAGCTGTCTGTTCCACGAACCTGAACTACCGAACCATTAGGAACAAAAATATCGAGAGAACAAGGACCGGCTTTACCAGTTTCTCCGGTTCCTGCTACAAAACCAGCAAAGAAGGGAAGGTTTGCAGCGGCAGGTTTCTCAACACGAATATACTTGCCTTCATTCTGATTACCTTCAGCCGTAGTGCCAGTCTCAGCAGAATCGCCAGCTTCGTAACCAGTCCAGTTATCCGTAGTATCCTGGTTATAACAAAGTGCCATACCTTCATATACGGTATCAGTCCCCTCATAGTAGACTCGCTTGCGTCGAGCATTTGAATCTTCATACCATGTAATTGCATTTGCCATTTTATTTATCCTTTATTTTATACACATTTAACAGTTGTGCTCGCCACAAGATAATCACCGGCTTCATATAGAAAATCAGGATTATCCTTGAAGCATCCTAAGCCATAATTACAGTCACGACATAAGAGCCCACGCAATTCGTTAGTCTCATGATTATGGTCA